ATGGAGGTATTACTAACATTACAGCATATTATCAATTGTGAGCATGTCAATTACACACCTTATGGATCGTCGAAACAAGGAGAATTTATGGATAATCTAACGAGGAATCAGCATTTTATATCTCAGACAGAGCAGCGCAGTAACTGTATTGATGAGAGCAAACCAAAAGATAAGCAGCGAATCTACAAATTTGAAATTGCAGATCGAGAAAATACGATTGTTCGCTTGACAAATACTGAAGGCGTCAAGATAAAGAAGAACCTTTCTTTTAATGATCTCTTTAGTTTCGATGTGAAAAGCTCAAGGTTAAGAAAGAATTTAGAGGATTTCTTTCATAAATTTGAAATGGACTTAGCACCAGCAACTGACCTCCTTATCTCCGAGTCCAAGTTAAATTCTGGAAGCGATGTTTTGAAGGGCGCCACTGAACGAGTGCTCAAAGCAAAATTCATGGGGTGGATTAGAAACCCTTATTTGATTGTTCAAACAATTAATATGTATAAGGGATTGGTTGGGATGCATCCAACTGATCCTCTTTTGCTAGCACACTTTTCCAAGATTCGCACAGGAAAAAAACCTCACTTGGCCGAGGTTTGCACCGAGTTTAGGGTGACGAGTGAGCTATATTTCCAGTGGTTGGAGATTCTTTTTCTGGCGTTAATGATTCCACCTGGAGCAACAAAAAGTATCCTAGAGTCGACTGTTGAGAAGATTGTTGAGTCAAAGGGAAATATGGGTTATTTGATAATAGCGACCTTTGACGACATTCCGGGCTGTAGAGTCGCATTGCCAGATACAGGCTACCTTCAAGGAACTAATGATCCCCATCATAATATGTTTCTTTTTAATTTGAGTCGTAGTGCGTTTGCTTCATTCAATGTGGTGGACTTGTCAAAGCAGAACCTTGTAAATATTCCGCCACAAATAAGGGGGAAAGTAGAGTCGTTCAACATAAAATTCTCAGCACAGCATCATCACAATGATATGAGGTTACTAGAATTTTTTAACGGGTTGTCCACCTATCAAGCCAATTCTCATATTTTTTGTGCTGACCCTAAGATTTTCGGAGTTACCACTATTTAATGAGTACAATTGTTTTAGGTTGAGTAGTAGTAAAGCCCGCTATTGGTACAGAACAGTCTGCCAAATTAGAATCGACTCTATATAATACCTGTATTAACTAAAATCTGATCTAATACAATATAATTCAAGCAATCTCACAATGTGGCACTTCAACCCATTGTACATGGTTTTCTGTATAAATCTTGGTTGACTCCGCATCACTGTGAGCCATTCGAGCTTGAGGATCAAAACCACGTTGTTTAAACATAAAGGCCGCCAATGCTCTTATCTCATGAAAGGTTGGTCTTTCATCTAAAGGTAAATAACTGGCAACGCCACTTGATCACGTAACGCTGAAAATGCACGGCTAAGGTAATCAGGTGCGACTTGTGTTGGATGATTAACCTCTTTACTCACTTTATTTGGGATACGAGTAGGTAGTCTATGTACAATATAAGGGCTTGCTACATTGTCACGGCTATTATCGATGATTTCTTTCAATGCCTTTCCTATGGGAATAGCAACGTGAGAAGCTTCTTTGTATTGTACTTTCTGCCTATGGATATAAATCATTCCATATATCCCATTTTTAGGCTCTTCATACCAAACACACCCGCATATTCCTTCTTTAGGGGCTTTGATATTGTATTTTATGCGTGATACTTCAAGCCTTGCTTGTGTTGTCTGTAATGCGAGATCCATTGCTGTTCTTAACCAAGGTTCTGCGGATGCTCGAATTTTAAGAAAGTCATCATAAGATAATCTTCTACGTTTTTTACCATCGACTCTTTTCATTTTCTTACGTTCTGCTGGGTTATCGAACATAAGAGATTCATCTATCGCATAACTGAAAATTTTCTTTAAAAAACCTACTTTTCGATTTTGTACATTGGCAGAAGCTCCAGCATGGTATTCATTAATAAATCCATTAACGTGTTCCAAAGATATTTCATTTGATGGAATATCCTTAAAAAAGGATTTCACTCTTTCTAGGTCGTTAGTCCAGTCATTCAACGTGCTTTTAGATGGTTGTTCATCATTGATGATCCGAGAAAACAATTTATCTAAATGCTCAGAGAGGGGAAGGGATTCACCATATTGCCCTCCTGAATCAACAATTAATGAATTTACAGAAACGGATTTTTCTGGTCGCATGATATTATTGTATTCTCTGGCTATTGCGATAGCTTTTGCTTTATCTGCACCAATACATTTGCGAATACCGTTAGTTAGCGTTAAGCGATATTGTTTTTTAGATGAATCGTAATATAGAAAGTCAGGCAAATGCCTAAATTCCTTTCTTCTTGGTCTACTGGCCATATCAAGAAGCCCTTATTAACTCATCAACACATGAAGAAATAACGGACTCGATACCCCAACGTTCGGATGAATATACCCAAACAGAACAATCAACGATTTTGCCTTTTAATAAGCCAGTTTCTACCCATTTTTTTATAGTTCTATTATCCGGAATAGAACCTACTTCAAATTCTCGTTTAGCCCACGCACTAGCTTTCATCAGTTTTCCGCTCATTTTGGTCTTGCCTCATCATCAATAAAATAAGTCGGTCTGCTGTATCACAGGAGTGTTTGATTTCAGCGTCAGTGCATGGTCTATTTCTTACACTGAACGCTAACCGACCTAATTTAATATCAAAACTTGTTAATAATTGGTTCCCTGGTTTCCAAGGTGTTAATAATTTCATGGTGGTTATCCATTGGTCTTGAATAAACCACCATGCTAATAACAACGAAAAGTAAAAACTGATTATGCTTAATCAACTTTTTACCCGAATAATTCCTTCTACTGGATAGCACTCTGCAATTTTCCCTTTGGTCGCGAGTAATTCCTTATCAATTAAACAATTTTGTTCATTGGGATAAATATAACCGTAGGGCTCGAACTGACAATTCACTGAACTGCATATCAAAAGGAATAAACCAAACATTATTGTTCACTCCTTTGTTGCTCAGCGGGAGTAGGCTGAAGTTCAATTTTGACGTGCGCTGGAAAATCGTATGAAACATGGCAACGTCTATCTGTTGAAACAAATCCATGTGTACCATCTGGTAATGTGATCTTTACGGCTTGATCTTTTTGTTGAGAGTGTCTAAGCATTGGTCTTGCCTCTTTGTGACATGTCACACTAATGAATAATAGCTGTATTTATAGGGTGCCCCAGTTGTAGCAATAACGCTTTTTGCATCGATGAAAGTGCTTGCTGTTCTTGCTCGGTGACATTTTTTGTTGACGCCGTAGACCATTCGATACTGCATTTATTTGTTGTTTCATCATGAGTAATGACAACTTCTAACTTCATGGCCATAACGTTTATCTCCTGATAATGCGCCCGATAAAGGGCGCTATTATGAATTAACGAACCATTAATGATCGGTCACCGACTTCTAAGTGAGCACCAGGTATTTCAATTCCGTTTTCAATCGCTTCTTTGATACCTTTTTTATCAGGCGCGGTGATGGTTTGAACATCAACCAACTCATCTGGCAACAAAGCTTCATTGTCGATAATGACTCGAACAACACCAGCTCTAGCAGTGAATGTATTTTTTGTTGTTTTTAATTTATCTAATCCTGAAGCTAATAAGCAGTTGAGAGCATATTTCTTTAGGTTTTTAGCTTGGTTTTCGAATGATTTTTTACGATCAGATAAACGTTTAGATTCCTCATCAAGTGTTTTAGCTTGACCTTCGATATTGCGAACGTGGTGCATAATCGCATCCAATTTGTCACCTAGCTCGCCCTCGATACCTTCCAACGTATCTGCGATATCTTCAGGAGAGAATTCTCCTGTTTCAACGAGTTGTTGTAATTTTTCGTAATTAGTCGCCAGTGCGATAGCGGTAGTTTTGGTCATTAGATTGCCTCTTCTTTCTGTTTCAGTTGGTCTAAACACTCTTTTTCGATTTGGTTTAATCGACGTAAACGGCCTGATAAATATTTCTCGTAATCGTTGTCACGACGTTCTTGTGCTGATTTGATATGTGCAGAAATTTCGCGCGTTAATGTGGATGCAATGCCCCGCAATTCATTCTCAGTAACAGCACTACGCATCACTTCCGTATGTTTAGTAAATTTCTCGTCTAATTCTTTGCGAATACGCGTGAAATCTTCAGCTTTTTCACTCGCGTTTTTAATTTCAAATTCAAGTTTATTACTTGCTAAGTATTCAGGGTTATCATGCATACCCATAAAGACATCAGAGCTAAAGCCAAGCATTGACAGTGCCTTTTTGATTGCATCAGTCAGCGATTTTTTAATAACTTCGCCATCAACTTTAATGCCATAGTTAGTCTGATAACGGTAAGGAGTCGCTCCATAACTTTCAAACTCACCGCGGGTTTCACATTCGATGATGTACCAAAAACGGATCTTAATTGAGTGGTTTTGTTCGCAGAATAACGAGCCGTCACCATCCCGCAAAAAACGGGTTGCAACTTGTTTATTACGCTCATCAAGAACAGGTTCTACAAGAGGCTTTCCATCAATGAATTTTTCTTCAAGGACTTCATAACCCCAGCCTTCACCAATAGGGCCGAATATTTCAGTTGCGCGCATAAACATGTAGGTGCTGTTTATACTGGTGCCTATAAATCCCACGCCTTCTAATGGTTTAGTAAAGCGAGGGTCAGTACGTTGCACACGCTTCCAAATATTAAGATTATTTGCATCACCTAAATTAAGAACTTCCTCAAGCACACTCGCGCGTTGCTCAAAATTATCGTGTTGTACTGATGGTATTTCAGGCTCTTTAGGTTCTTTAGTTTGCTCAACCACTTGAGCTCTTTCTGTCTTAGGTTCTATTTCTTGCTTTTTGCGTGAACGTTTAGGCTTAGTTTCCTTTTCAACGGTACTTTTGCTAGATACCGAAGGGGTATTATCCAATTGGTTAGAGGTGATACTTTCTTCTTTTTCAGAGTTGCCAGTAGGCTTATTAATACCTAAATGAAGATCAATAAATTCTTTTCTCGCATTGTGGTTATCTAATAGCTCAGGCTGTTTTTTACTTTCAGTTATCAACGCAAAAATCTTTTCACGAGGTATATCCAATATGCCATCAGTTGCACGTAAACCCATTGACCAGCGCTTCCATGCTTTATTATCGTCATCTATCAGTTCTTTGGCTTTCTTTACTTGAGAGGGCAGAACATTATCAGAATCAAAATCATCTAAGAGTGCTAAAGCGATTTCAGTATCTATGGTTGAATAGTTACGCTTGATAGAAGATATTTCTTCTTGTGGTTGTTCTGGTTCTTCTGTTAGCCAACTTTCACCTAATGACTTAGCTTCTTCAACGGTGACATCTTCATTAGCAAACTCATAGATAGCCTGTGCTATTTCCATCGTTTGCTCAGCATCCATCAAAGATAATTTTGTTATTTCAGCAAGGCCTGTGGCGATATTACGAATTTTGGGATCTTCTGTGCCAGCAAGATATTTCAATGTAAAAGAGAACTCTTTGTTTGTTATTTGAGTCTTTCCAAATAACAACAGACAGGCAATACGAGGTTTTGTGGCCAGTTTTTTAAATTCTCTATATTCAATAGGTTTCCATTGAGTACCGTCATACTCATTTTCAACAGCAAATTTTTCATCGAAAGCATCTAAAGTAGGGCATACAGAACCGTCAATATGTTCGCTAATTAATGGCTCATCAGTATTAAAGTTATCCATAGCTTCTGGATATGCTTCAGATAATTTCACTACTGCAGTCGCTGTTGCCAGTTTTGCATTAGCAGTGCTTAACGCTATGGCCAACGGTACAGCTCCGTTGTTTGTACGAGCCTCGGTCGTAGGCTCAAATACACAGATAAAAGTTTTCATTGGTCTTGCCTCTTAATAAGGGATTTCTTCGTCAGTTTTCGAAATGGGTTTGCCTTCTAAGCAGAGAAGCATTTGGATTTGATCTTCTAACAAGCTTGATTTCACTTGGGCATCAGAAAGAATTTTTTCTTGCTCATTGCGTAGAAAATCAATTTCAGCGTGAACGAGATCAGTTTGAGTTGGCTCTTTAAAAGGAACATCAACAGTGTGTTCTGCAATAACGAAACCTAGTCCATCATTAGGATCTGCTTTAAATGCGTAGGCGTTATATTGGTAAGAACCATCGAACTGTTTTTGAGCGTGAATATAGAGTGTGACGGTTAGGCTTTCAGGTTGTGCTTTCATAGCAACTCCTTTAAAATAACTGCGATCAGTGATTTATCATTGGTCTTGCCTCTTCTAGCGTTTGGTCGCGCTAGTAGAACTCTCGGTTAGCTTTGGTCGGCGATCCGAGGTAAAGGAACCCACTTCGGTGGGTTTTTTTACGTCTGTAACTTATTGCTCGTCTTTCCGAGCTGTCATGGTCATGTCTTTGTAGCTTTGGTCGGTAATTAAATTCCCTGGTACTGTTAAAAATTTGCCGTTATGCCGTGATAATCATGACAGGTCGCTATGAGAGTTGTGGTTCTCCTCCGACATAACAGCAAAACTGAATCTGAACACTTAGCTAAACACTTACTGTGGTTTAAATAGAAATATCAATTCAGATTGTTTCTTACATCGTTTATGTTTCTGAACCAATGAAAAAGAGTTTATTATTGTGAACAAAATTTGTCAATAATAAAGTTTAGAATTGTGAACAAGTTTGTGATGGATATAAAAAAACCAGCAAATGCTGGTTCTAATATAATGTGATGTAAATTAGTAAAGCTGTAACTGCATTTTTAAACATACACCTATGATCAGCGTGTCGTTAGTTACTTGAATTCGTTCATAGTCAGAGTTTAAAGACATTAAATATTTATTAGGCCCATCAATTATATATTGCTTTACTATAGCTTGTTTATCGTTAGGGCTTACTCTAGCTACAACAATAGAGCCTGATTTTATTTGAGTTCCTACATCGACAATTAAAGTGGCACCTACTGGGATCGACAAACCTTGCCCAGATATATTCATCATTGAATTATTTTCCATTTTAACAGCAAATGCGAATGGGGAAACTAATTCAAGTACTTCTAACCACGATGTCGCTTCAACATCCGGCCCATGCATTAATTCATGCCATATTGCTGCTTGTTCAAATGAAATCAATGGAATTTCATGAATTCTTATGTGGTATGAGGTTGTCTCATTAGAAGGGATCTCATTTACAGGCCCTCCCTCAAGAAGCCAATTTTCTGATACTCGTAATACCCTAGCTAAGTTTGGGATGTATTTGGAAGATGGCTCTGACTTTCCATTTATCCACTGGCTAACTGCGCCTTTGGATGCACCTGTGGCTTCAACAATATGACGACTCTTTAAGTGTAATTGGCTCATACATAGGTTTATACGGTCATGTATGTTAAATGCTTTCATGTTCACCTTTCTAAACAAAATAAGTTTATTATATTGATCTTTGGTGTTTACGATTATAAACTAGTTTATCAAGTTCAACAGAGGATGTAACCCATGTTAAAAAAAGATGTAATTAATTTCTTTGGTGGTGTCACTGCAACAGCAAGGGCTCTAGGTATTTCTAAATCGACCGTGAGCATTTGGAAGCCTGAGATACCATGGAAATACGCGTTGTTAATCGAAAAAATCACTCAAGGAACGCTTAAAGCTAATGTAGCGATAGAGCGCTTAAAAAACTGATTATGCATAATCAATTTTTCTAGCGACAGGAGACGCAAAAATGAATTTTGATATCAACATTATCAGAGCTGAAATTGAAGATTGGGCGGTAGAACAAGGGCAAGAACATGTTGCCATTGAGATTAGCCGAGCTTATTTACGATTAGTGGTTAATCAAGAACATGGTCGATTATATGCCATTGAGGATCAAACTGGTAAGGCCGATTGGAAAGCAATCAATAATAACCGGCAACAGATATTTCGCTGGTTAAGAGGTGATTCTCGTGCGTCTCAAAGGAAGATTGCGGAGTTAATGCCTGCGATAGAAATGGCACTACCAGCTTCAAGGTTAGCTCGAGTACGTGGAGATACAAAAAACTATTTAGCAACCGTAGCCATTCAGCGTTTTGCTGATGCTATGACTGAAATCTTATTAGAAGGTCGTGACATGTCACACCAAATAAACAATGTAGTACGTGCATTAAATGAGATATCACGCCCGACCAGCGTGCATTAATTCAAGAGGCAAGACCAATGATTAGATCAACTGAAAAAATTACATACCGTAACGGATTTATGCTGAATGATAAGCCTGCTCATATTTCAGAAATTAGGGATATTTTTGAGGGTAGACGTGTTATTGCGCTATTAGTTTGGGAACAGTATGAGAAACAGAAACAAAAGTTACGCTCAAAAAAACTAACTGCTGATCAGTATAAAAATGCTTGTCATGACATAGCTAAATCGTTGGGGGTGTGAAGTGAGAGCATCCGATTTGTTATTAGACTTTGGGCGTCCAGTTGCTTATTTCCCTGGGCTAGTAAAACGTTTGGGTAGTGTAAATGCAGTAATATTTTTTAGCCAAATATTTTATTGGCAAGACAAAGCTGACTCTAAATTAGGTGTTTATAAAACATCAGAAGAAATTGAAACTGAGACGGGTTTAAGCTACCGAGAACAGCTTACGGCTAGAAAACATCTAGTTAGCAGAGGTATTTTGGTTGAGACTAATAAACGCTTAGAGCATAAAATTTATTATCTAATTGACTGTGAAAAATTAGATTATGTCATGTCACAACCTATTGAAAATGCCCCAAATGCGCAAAGCGCAACTGGGGAAAGTCACAATAGTGATTTCGCGGAACAACAAAACGAACGACCGCGACAAGACAAAACTGACGGTGGCGATGAAACAAATCCGCAGTTCGATCCTACAGAGATTACTACATATATTACTACAGATATTACTGATGGTACGTCAGGAGAACCTGACGACAAAAAATCGTCATCAAAAATTAAATTGAATTATGAAAATATTATTAATTCATATCACGATATTTTGTCTGATATGCCAGCTATCAAAGTGATGACTGATGAGCGTAAACGGAAGCTAAGAAATTTCTGGATAAAATTTAAATTCAATCAAGAGCGCTGGGAGAATTATTTATCGTATATTGCCAGTAATTGTCGATGGATGATGGAGGATCGAGATAATGGGCGAGGGGGTACATGGCGACGTAAAAATTTAGATTATTTAATTACGGAACGTTGTTATGTTGCGGTCAAGGAGGAACGTGCTAATGACAAATGATTATTTCACCCCTCCATACAATCTTGAAGCAGAGCAGGCTGTACTAGGTGGCTTGATGATCAGCACTGACGAAGATAAGCGTCAACATGTGATATCACTAGTTAAATCAGGATCATTTTATTCAAGACCTCACAGTCGAATTTTTACAGAGATTGTGAAGTTAATAAAATCTGACTACCCAACAGATGTTATTACAGTTAGTGATTCTTTAACTCGTAGTGGTGATTTAGAAAAAGTTGGGGGATTTGCCTACATAGCGGAACTTTGTAGATTACCCTCAGTTGCTAACATTGTGAACTACGCTCGGATTGTACGAGACAAGGCGATACAGCGTTATGCTATCAACAACCTGAATACCTGCGTTGAAATGCTAATGGCGAATGATGGTCTTGATATCAACAATAAACTATCAAATGTTCAGCAGGTTGTATCAAGCATTGTAGAACATGCGAAAACAGGAAAAAGCAAAGGTTTAAGGCCTGCTCTAGATGTTGTTGGAGATTGGCTTGATGATGTTGATAGGCGCTTTAGTGATCCTAAAAATGCGGTGGGTTTTACTTTGGGTATAGAGTCACTGGATGAGTTAATGGCTCCTAAGCAGGCATTAAGAGGATCATTAATTGTTGTTGGTGCAAGACCCAAAATGGGTAAAACCGCATTTTATAATCGTGTTGCAACTCACTTTGCATTAAACCACCAGTTACCCACATTGCTTTTCAGCCTTGAAATGACAGACCGTGGGATAATTGAACGAATGATCTCTCAAGAAGGCGATGTATCTGCAGATATTTTTTATACAGGTACACATGATGATATGGAAATGGCCAGAGCATTAGCCAGAGCAAAAGAGATTGCGGAATCGAATATGTATATCGATAGCACTCCTGGTATTGATCTTAACCATATCATTGCTGAATGTCGCAAGGTTAAACGAGCTAAGGGGCACATAGGCCTAATAGCGATTGACTACCTTACTCTTATCAAGGCCGGTCAGGCTGAACGTCGTGATATTGCATACGGTGATATTACTACAGGGTTAAAAAACCTAGCGAAAGAAATGGATTGTGTTGTCCTGTTATTAACCCAACTTAACCGTAAATTGGAAGATAGGGCAGATAAGCGCCCGACACCAGCTGATAGCCGTGATACAGGGCAAATTGAGCAAGATTGTGATGTCTGGATTGGTTTATATCGTGATGCTGTTTACAACGATAATGCTGATAAATCTCTAATGGAAATTCTTCTTAGATTGAACCGTGATGGAAATACTGGTACCGCTTATGCTCAGCTGGTGAATTCTTATATTAAAAATATTAGTAATGTGGAAGCTGAAAGGTTGTCATTTAAAGGAAATGACAATAGAAAAAGCTATGCACGAAAAGGTCAGCAAGTTACCAAAGAATTTTAACGTATTAAAAGGTAAGTTAACTTACCTTTTAAAGTTTTTTATTTTCTTTCTAGGTATTTAGATTCAACATTATTATTTAAAAGCTCAGTGAAATAATATGGGCAAGGTTTATGATAAGTTCCTATTTTAAAAGTAGAAGCTGTTGTATAATATATATCTAAATGATACAGGGGATGCATTCTTCCTGATTCATGGTCTGGGTCATGGTCATATCGTAGATATCCATCTTCAAATTGCATTAATTCTTGTATAAATGACCAGATATTATCTGCATCGATAAATAATTCATCTAATAGTTCAATAAATCCTCCCCAACTTGGTGAATTAAATCGGTTATCATTTGAGAATGCAATAATTTTAGAAGAAATAGTACTAGTCATTTCAGAAATATTTTTACTGTAAAAAATTAATTTTCCTGCATCTTCCCTTATGCTAAATGGAGATCGAATAGAGAAAATTTTATTTTCTGATTTGTAAATAAACCTATTCATATCATCTATTATAATATCAATGCTACTATTTGTTCTAGTTGAAACGTCAACGTAAGATATAGCATATTTTATCGTATTCATTAATAATATGATGATATCTGTCTTTCTTCTCAGTGGTTTAAAAAAAATGTCGATATTTTCATCTGATATTGGAATTGAATATTTTTTCATTACAATTCCCTTAATTTAATAATTCCAAGTTTATTTTTATAGCTTTATGAATTTTGGCATAATCGAAATCATCATCTGCTATATTTTTTACTATCTCGAATAATTTATTTCTATATATTTCATCCACATTTAGCTCATCAAACATTTCATATACCTGCTCATAAAATGATTTTTTTATTTCTGTATATTTTATGGTTGTCTTAATTAGCTCCATCTCTTTTTTGTTCGGTTTTTTTACTATTAAATGCCCTGTCTTATTTATTTCATTTAGACCATTTTCAATAATAGGTAGTAAAACTTCATTTGATTCTTCATTGATTAGTAAATAACTTTTTAAAAATGAACGGGTTAGCATCATGTATAGTGCATTTCTATAGCTTTGATTGTTATTTATTTTTTTTGTCACGCAAATAACAAATGGAAATTCTAAACCTTTTACATTATTTTTATTACTAATAAATAACGTATCTTTTATTTTTGCTTTTGTTTCATATGCTTTATTAACCTCCCAGCCAAATTCTTTCTTTATAGAAAAAAATAAATTATCAGCTGTGCTATAAACATAATCTTTATTATCAATGAAAATTACACCAATGTCATTTACCGTAACAGTTGGGTTTTCCAATTTAATAGTTTTAATTAAATCTATAATTTTCGTTTCAGATATTTCAGATTTATTTGCACTAGTTCGAACAATTTCAACACTTGAATGTTCTTTGTCAACTATATCAATAAATTTTCTAAGAGGTTCTCTAGATAAATGATAAATGTCATCATGTATATCTGTCATATATCCACAAGCTAGCCATTCTTTATCATCAAGCCATCTTAATTTTGGATCTTCAAAAAGTCCCATACCTAGAGCATGAGCAAACATTAATGTTCTTGGATCAGTTCTGTAGCATTTTGTTAATAGATAATCTGGTTCAATTGAATTAACTATATTTTCATCAAAAATACTTTGGAATATATCTCCTGCAACATATAAATTATTCTTAGTTATCATGCTGCACAATTGAATGAATGAATCAGGAAAATCTTGACTTTCATCTAATAGAATATAGTCAAAAGCAAATCCTTTTTCTTGTATAGAATTATTTTTATTTAAATATTCTATAGTTTTTTTACATGCGTAATCGAATGTAGTGTGACGAGAATATCTATGGAATGGAACATTATAAAAACTACATATGTAAGAATATGCACCTGAATTCTTATCATATTGAGATCCCCAAGCGCCTATACACCATAGTCGCTCATTCCATAAAATTTGCTTTTCTACCTTCATAAAATTGAAAAAGTCAGGTATTCGCTTATTCAAGCTAGCCGCTAAAATCTTATTATGACAAGTAAATAAAATTTTACTGTCTATATTATTATCATCGATATACAGTTCTTTTATTTTATGTAATAATAATTCAGTTTTACCAGTGCCAGATAGACCTTGTATACGAATTATGCTTTGAGAAGGCTTTTGATATATAAATCTAGTTTGGTCTCCATCAAATAGTAAAACTTGTTGCTTAATTTTATCTAAAACATTATCAGGGACATCAATACCTGTTTTATCAATATCATTGATACTACCTGTCAAAAGAGATATTAATAGCTCTGATTTTTTTTTTGTCTTCAGGAGATGTTAATCGAATCTGTTCAAAAAAGTTATCACAGTCTTTAATATCTGCAACTTTATATGTTATAGTTAAAGCATCCCTCCATTTTCTTGGGCGGCCTATTTGTTCTTTATAACGATATTTATCAGATATTGATCCAAGGTCATCAATAAAGTCATCTACAAAATCATCAAAATCATCGGTGTCCTGAGCATTTAGATCTATGAATACTATTTTGTAATCGGGGGACAGAAGGATCAGAGCTTTTGTATATTTATAATTATATCTTGTATCACCGAGAGGACGATCAATTATATAGATCTGTTTTTTATTTTTCTCTGCATATTCCTCACAGATAGTTAAAATCCTTTTATTTACATCATTTCTTTCTACATGAAGATAAAAAAAACTACTTAACATTATATTTTCCTCTAGTTATAAACTAGTATAAATTAATATTCTCATATACATTTATATTTTAGTTGGTTGTTTGTAATGTTACAATATTAAAAATGCTAAGTTATTATTTAATATGAATGTTCTTGTTTTAGATATTAGAGATTGCTTTTTATCTTTTCAATATTTAACTTAACTATAAATTATACTTGAAATAGAGTTAATTTAACCTGTTTTAAAGTTGGTTACTTCTTATTTCTTTGATATAATAGATAAAATTGGACTGAACACCCAATCCTAAACATTTGCTGTGTCAACTGAGAGTCAAGTATGGCGCAGCATAGCTTTATCAAAATGTCTAATGATACTCTTGTACCAGCTAATCCTGTTACGAGAGATTTTCTGCATTCAAAAATCAAGTGTGGCGATGTACTTTCAGCTAATTTTAAGAAAGCCCGCAACCCTCGATTCCATCGCAAATACTTCGCATTACTCGACTTAGGGTATGAATATTGGGAGCCAGTTGGCGGTACCATTTCACCTGAAGAGAGGGAGCTTGTGCGTGGTTACATCACATTCCTTTCATCTTACACGGATAATGCTGACGCGCTTTTATCCGCATCTGATATCTATCTTGAAGAAGTAGCACAAAATCGTGCGCAAAATATTTCAGCAACAAAATCTTTTGATGCTTTTCGTTATTGGGTTGTAGAGCAAGCCGGTTATTACGATACGTATGAAATGCCTGATGGCAGTTTTCGTCGTGTCGCTAAATCAATCAGCTTTGCAAATATGGATGACCTAGCATTTAGCGAACTCTACAAAGCCACACTCGATGTGCTTTGGAATTTTATCCTTCGTAAGCAATTCCCCACTCAAAAAGCTGTAGAAAATGCAGTATCTCAATTATTAAGTTTCACGTAGAGGCAAGACCAATGATCAAATCAAAGACCAAAGAAGAAAGACAGTGGCTATCAGATGTAGCGGAACTGGGTTGTATTTGTTGTCGCAATATGGGATTTGGAGCTAGTTTGGCGGAGATCCATCATGTTAGAACGGGGCAGGGAATGGCACAACGGGCTAGTCATACGGATGTTTTACCACTGTGTCCTCCACATCATAGGGCGTGTTATGAAACCGGCTTTCACGCTTCGCCTAAATCGTGGCAAGAAATTCATGGTACCGAAATTGAATTATTAGAACAGACTAAGCAAGAAGTAATGGAGTTACGAGCATGTCGAGTATAAAGAGTATATCTGATGGGTTAAGGCTTGATGATGATCAGGTCGCATGGATTCAGCCGTGGTTGTCAAAATTTGGAGCATGGGTATATTCAGGGAGGATAGAAAAAAGGCAAAGCAGTATTATCGCTGAATTTATGGCGACAGTAGAAAAGCGTGGTTACCCTGAACGGGAAATGTGTAATGACGACGACGGTATGTTGATCGCTAAAGTAGTCGATAAAATTTATCACATAGACAGAATAGCGTTTACGCTCTTATTACTGCGTTATGCCTTTGGTAGCTCAGATCGCGCTATTGCTCGTTATTATCACCATATCGTGAAACCGCGCCAAATGATTAGACGCAATAGAACGGTAGAATATAGAAAACCTTCTATGTCTACATGCAGAAGAGAAATTGAGGACATAATTAGTTCAGCCGAATATTTAATTTACCCACATTTAAAAGATGCATTTAAAAAACGAGAAAAAGAGTGGAAAAGTAAAAATAATAGTAAGAACGTGTTGACTTCTTTGAGCCAATGATCCACTATTTAAGTATAAGTTGCCGTTTTTATACAGTGACCAACTAACCCAGCCTAAGCGCTGGGTTTTTCGTTTATATCAAATAGTAAATATCATGTATTAGTTTTTTATTGATTTAACTTGGTTTCCCAGAAATTTACTGCAGATGTTACTATTGTTGGTAAGTGGTAATAGTGGATATTTTCGTTCGTTTTATCTAGAACAATAAATACTTCACTAGCTTCTGAGAATCCTCCCTCACCAAATGGAACTTCAAATAAACTAGGAATATTAGTTTGAGAAACTTGCTCAGATGATTTTATAACGGATCTTTTATTGCTTAGTACATGATGTTTAGCAGCATTACAAATATCGCTAATAGTGTTTAAATGTGGGCATTCAGCATATAAGCTTGCATTTATTTTAGCTTTAATGTCTTTTTTGCCGTAATTATCATATAGATAGTCTTTTATGTGATTAATGACAATTGCTGCAAGAAACCCTTTTCTTATGCTTGTTCTTTCATGTAGAAAATCATCGACAGTTGGTTTCACTATTTCATTATAAAATTTTATTGCGGAAGTTTTATTTTCAGTCATGTTCGCCCCATTATTTGTTATATTGTAAGTTAATATTATGAATCATCATACATATGTCATTCTAACTTCCATATATCTAAAATTACATATCATTAAATAAATTTAATAATTCTTCCAACAAAATGAATACTTTTATTTAGTATTTATTCAACGAGTTAGATTAAAAAATATTAATTAAAAAACTGGACACTCCGTAGGGGGTGTATATGCGCATGGACAAATTAACCAATGCTACCTACGGAACGGCTGGCTTAACTGCCTTTTTTGCAAGTCTCTCATTGTATGAATGGGGATTTGTAATAGGGATGGGATTTAGCATGCTTCTTGGATTAGCAACTTATTTGATGACACGACGAGAACAGCGAAAACGAACAGCATTATTTGCTGAATTGGTTCATCGAAATTGTTCTAGTGATCCGCGAGAAATCGAAAAAATAGTCGGTGAGATGCTGACTAAAGCTAAAAAGGACATCTAATGAACCTAAAACAAAAAGTGACTGCTGTTGCGAGTGCTGGCGCTGTAAGTATTGCACTAACAGTGATTGGTTATTTTGAGGGCGTGCGTTATGAACCTTACCGCGATGTTGCTGGAATTCTAACGGTTTGTTATGGCCATACTGGAAACGACATTATTCAAGGAAAGACCTATACACAACAAGAGTGTGACGAATTACTACAGAAAGACTTTATCAGAACGCAACAGCAAGTTGATATCCTGGTTAAAGTGCCGGTCGATGATAAAACAAAAGCTTCTCTATATTCCTTTGCTTTTAATGTGGGTACCACGGCTTTTGCACGCTCTACATTGCTTAAGAAATTAAATGCTGGTGATCAGAATGGCGCTTGTGAAGAAATGAAACGCTGGGTTTATGCTGGTGGAAAGGTGTGGCGAGGGTTGGTCAGTCGTAGAGATGCGGAGTCAGCACTATGTCATGGAAATCTTTAATTATCGTTATTAGCTTTATCCTCGTATTACTCATCACAGTTGCTGGTGGCATTTATCTCTCAATTGATAATTCATGTATTAATGATAAAGCCAGTTTAGACAAACGTTGTCAGGTAGCTCTCTCACATCATCGGTACTAATTATGAAACACTGGAAACTTTACATTGTTATTGTGATGGTGGGCATTGTTGCTGGTGGTTGTGCGCTGATTAATGCACAAGCGAAAAGAATTAACACACTGACAGAAAACAACAAAGAACTTACTACCGCACTCGAAGAGCAGAAGGATATCAATACTGACTATCAAGTACGCATAGAGCGACTAAATCAACTTGATACAAGGCGCACACAGGAGCTTGTTAATGCAAAGAATGAAATTAGCCGGTTACGTGATTTTAGCGAGCGTCATCCTGAGCGGGTGTACATCAAAGCCGAATGTCCAAAGAGCACCGACAATCCCCCCTCCGAGCTGGCTAATGCAACCACCGCCCGACCTACTGACACCGCTATCAGAAATTATTGGTTACTCAGAGAACGAATTGCAGAGTCAGAGCAAGTGATATTGGGCTTGCAGGATTACATTAGAACGGAGTGTATGCGTTAATGATGGATACTGAACACGAAAAACTAAAACAAGCAGCTAATGAGTTGGAAACCGTTCACTATATTTTAGATGAGCTAAAAATACCTCGCGTTTCTGATGGCAAGCTCCTGTGTTTATGGGCTCGGATATGTCTATTTAGAAATATATCTATAAATCAAAAGGATGTTTCATTACAAAGAGATTCCACAACTATTAAATAATAGATAGTCAATCACAAAGCCTATTTTAACGAATGGGTTTTTTAATAGGCTAAGGAGATAAACACGATGGCAAAACCGGATTGGGGGATGCTACAACAACAGTTCCTCGCCGAACATGCTATAACAGGAATATCCCCTAAAGAGTGGTGCGAATCGCAAGGACTGAAATACTCAACAGCACGACGATATATCAAAATATCCAGTGCACAGAAGGCGCAAAAAACTGCGCACAAGAAATTGCGCACTGCGCAGAAAAAAGAATGCGCAAAAGAGCCAATGCGCAAGAGTGATATACCAACTGCGCAGAGTAATGAATCAAGTAATGCGCATGATGATGAAAACACCTTTAGTCTGCGCAATTACGGGCTAACTGAACAACAGATTAAATTTGTTAGTGAATACCTTATCGACTTAAATCGAACAGGAGCATATAAGCGAGCCGGTTATAAAGGCGAAGGAAATACAGCTTATGTAAATGCTACTCGCATGCTAAGAAATGCTAAGGTTTCACGAGCAATCACTGACGCATTAGCAGAACGGGAACGCAGAACAGAGATAACCCAAGATGCTGTATTAAAAATGTGGTGGGATATCGCAACTGCAGACGTTAACGAGTTGACCGAATACCGTCGATTATGTTGTCGTCATTGCTGGGGTTTTGGTTTTAATTACCAGTGGCGTGATTCAATAGAGTTTGAAGATGCTACTAAAAAAGCGCTCACAGCCAATAAACCGCCTCCACAAGATGTGGGGGGCTACGGTTACGATGAAACATTAGATCCAAATCCTGATTGTCCTCGTTGTAACGGTGCTGGTATTGGTCGTGCGCATTTCCATGATACGCGTGATTTAACAGGGCCAGCGCGTCGAGTATTTGCAGGAGTTAAAGAGGGAAAGTTTGGTGTTGAGGTTATCACTCGTAATCAAGATGAAGCGCTTAAGATGGTTGCACAGCATTTAGGTATGCTGAAGAACAAGACGGAATTAACCGGTGCCGATGGTGGGCCTATTCAAACAACAGGAATAGATTTAAGTCACCTAAGTTTCGAGCAACTTCTTCAATTGAGAAAAAAGGGTGAAAAGTAGTTCCATTTAACATAATGGTTCTAATGCGACCCTTCACTTTTGAACTCAACTAAAAACACAACATAAACCGCTAAAAGTAACAATCTTCTTTCTGTTTAATCTCTTTTTTATTGTTAATCAATTGTTATCAAAAACATGAAAATCATTTCATACCAATTACGGTGTGAAAGGGTTGTTTTTGTCACTTTAGGTATCTCTATGGATGTCAATTTCGACTTGTTTGATGAAGAGGTTAGAAGAGAGATAGCTAGGCGTAGTTTGCATGAATTTATTCAGTATATAAACCCTGAATACATTACGAGCTATTTCTCTCAAACGGTGTGTGATGCGTTAGATAGGTTTATTGTGAAAATGATGAATGGTGAGCGACCGGTTATCATACTCGGCGCCCCACCTCAGCACGGTAAATCTGATATTGTGTCTCGCTACTTACCAGCTTACATATTTGGTAAATACCCTGATTTGCGTATAGCGGGGTTGTCATACGGAAAAGATTTAGCTAGTGACATGAACCGAGATGTACAACGTATCATGATGAGCGATGAGTATCATGTGTTGTTTCCGTTGTCATGCTTGAATGCAAAGCGTGTTGTGACCATTGAGGTTGAAGCAAAGCGTAACTCTGAGACATTTGAAATAGTTGGTAGAAAAGGGACATACATCAGTCAAGGTGTCGGTGGGCCATTAACGGGAAAAAAAGTTGACCTTGGTATTATCGATGACCCAATAAAAAATGCCAAAGAAGCACTAAGCCCAACGACCAAGCAGTCAGTATGGAATTGGTATGTATCGACCTTTAAGACGCGCCTATCGAAAAATAGTGGCGAAATCATTATGGCCACACGGTGGGCAACTGATGATTTATCAGGCCGTGTAATCGAAAATAACAAAAAAGCAATAGTATTAGAATTCCCTGCTATTAATGACGATGGAGAAGCCCTCGTTCCTGAATTACACCCAATAGATAAACTTCTTGAGACAAAAGCGATCCTTGGTGATTACTTTTGGTCTGCTATGTATCAACAAAAACCTAAACCGGGTGATGGCCAAATTTTCCACGAAGAATTTGCTCAGTATTACTTACCTAAAGACCTACCTGAAAAATTCGATAAAGTTATCCATAGTTGGGATATGACCTTTAAAGACAGTGACGGTACCGACTTTGTGGTAGGGCAAGTTTGGGGTAAAAAAGATGCAAATGCTTATCTACTGTATCAAATTAGAAAACGCATGAGCTTTACTGAAACCTTAAAGTCGGTGAAATGGCTAGCTGAAAAATTCCCTGAAGGGCGACGTAAACTGGTGGAAGACAAAGCTAATGGCCCTGCTGTAATCGACTCTCTCAAATCAACTGTATCAGGATTAATTCCCGTCGAGCCAGATGGTAGCAAGGTTGCTCGTGCTCATGCATGTACTGCTGAATGGGAGGCTGGAAATGTGTGGCTCCCCAACAAAGACATTGCGCCATGGATTGTCGAGACTGTGGAGGAAATTACCACATTCCCGTTTGCTGGCCATGACGACACAGTGGATGCCATGACTCAAGCATTACGCGATTTATATCAGAAGAAAAAAGGTAGTTTCTTCACAACTAGGAGATGATCTATGTGGTGGCCGTTTAAGAGGCGAAAAACAGAACCACTCGCACCGGTTAAACGGTCAGCATTCACAACCGACTTATATCCTGCGCTGGCGCGAGAACGAGGCTTTGATGGGATTAATTTACCGCAACCCACAATTGCAGGTGTTGCGATGGATAGCATTGATAGCTACGTGCCCTCATTTAAAGGTGAGCAGGTTTACGGTGTGCCAGAGTCACAGGCCTCATGGTATGCCTCACAAATGTTTATCGGCAACAATATGTGTGCGGTTATCGCTAAACATTGGCTTGTTGATAAAGCTTGTAATATGCCGGCGCGTGATGCAATTCGCCAAGGCTACGATATTGATTGTGATAACGACGATGATCGCGCTATCAGTAAAAAGCTCCGTAAACGTGATAAAAAATATCGCATTACACATCAGCTTAAAGAGCTGGTTCACTTTGGGCGAGTTTACGGTGGTCGTTTAGCATTATTCGTTGTGGAGACATCAAACCCGAAAGAGTGGTATGAAAACCCGTTTAATATCGATGGTGTGACCAAAGGTATGTACAAGGGGATTAAGCAGATTGATCCACAATGGGTAACAGCCGATTTAACGGACGCCAATGTTCAAGATCCTGCGAGCATGGATTTCTACGAGCCTACTTATTATGTGATTGGTGGGCGTAAATATCACAAGTCTCACTTTATTAAGTTTGTGCCATTTCCCGTACCTAATGTGCTTAAGCCAATGTACAACTACTTTGGTGTTTCTGTTCCTGAGCGCATTTATGAACGTGTCTATGCTTCAGAACGTACAGCCAATGAAGCGCCACAACTGGCAATGACCAAGCGTTTACTTACGATGGGAATTGCAGATCCAGAAAGCGCTGATAAGGATATTATTCGCGAAAATATGCTTTATTTTATGGAGATGCGCGATAACTACGGTGTGCAAATGACGGGTAGTGAAGATACGGTTCAACAGTTCGATACCTCATTAGCGGATTTAGATGCCACGATTATGACGCAATATCAGCTGGTGGCATCGGCTTCCAATGTACCGGCAACAAAGTTATTAGGTACAACACCGAAAGGCTTTAACTCAACAGGTGAATACGAAGAAGCTAATTACCGCGAAGAACTTGAAAGTATCCAATCAAACGACCTTGAAGAGCTATTACAACGCCATTACGACATGTTAATGCGTAGCGAAGATTTACCTGTGACAGAAATCTCTATCACATGGGCACCACTTGATAGTCCAACAGCTGTTGAGAGTGCAGATATTGAACTGAAAGAAGCGCAAACCGATGTGGCATTGGCTTCGACTGGTGCGATAGATGGGTTAGATATACGTAAAAAACTGGCAAGTAATAAAGCGTCCAGCTATTACGGCATTGAAGTGAACGAGGCAGATTATGTCGAGGCGAATACGAGTACGAACGAAGCGAGCGCAATGGGCAACCTCTCGCCAAGCAGTAATGAAAGGGAAGCCTCTGCAGTATTCAGTAGCACCCTCTAGTCGTTATCAAAGTGACATGTCACGCCTCATTAATTCAATGATTAAAGACTATGAAAAAGTGTTTAGTGAATTAAATGACGACTTTGACGGTTTTACGATGGATGCCAGCTTAGCCAGTCAAACGCGGATTTGGCTTAACCGGTTAAAACGTAAATGGGATAAGATTTTTAAACAAAAATCCACAGAGATTGCGGATAAATTTGTTTCCCAAGTCGATATAGGCGCAAAGCGTAATCTAGATGATTCTCTCAAACAGTTGTCAGGGGGGATCACCATCAAAACCTCTGATATGCCACAACCCCTCAAAGATAAAATTATTGCTTCTACTGCTGAAAACGTATCACTCATTAAATCTATTCCACTGCAATTTCATCAACGCATAGAAAGTGTTGCTTTACGCTCTATTAGCCAAGGTGGTGAAGGTGCAAAGACGCTATTAGAGGAAATTAGGCAGACAGGCAGTGTGACAGAGAAAAGGGCGAATTTTATCGCTGTTGACCAAACACGAAAAATCACGACAGCGGTGAACTATGAGCGCATGAAATCTGCCGGTATTCGTAAGGCGGTTTGGCATCATTCTGGTGGAAGTGCTGAGCCTCGTGAATGGCATATTAAATTGGACGGTGAAGTATTCGATTTAGATAACCCACCGATTATTGATCCTAAAACAGGAGAACGGGGTTTACCCGGACAGTTGCCAAATTGTAAGTGCTTCTGGACACCGGTTATTGATTTTGGTGAGGAGACATGACAAAGCGACAATATGATTTAAACGGCTGGCTGGAAGTAAAAGATAACCCCATCTCTAAAGTTGGGGTTTTTGATTATTTAGGGTTTGAGATTGGCGCACCAATACCCGAAAAGATTTACAAGGTGTATCGCCCACAAGAAGAACTGGCCAGCACAGAGACAATTGACTCTTTCAAATTAATGCCCTTTGTTGATGAGCATGAAATGTTAGGGAAAGACGGCACACCCGCAGAGACAAAGGGGATACAAGGGGTAATCGGGGAGCGAGTCTATTTTGAATATCCCTACCTCAGAGGCAATATCAAAATCCTGTCTAATTCAGCGCTTAACCAAATTGATGGAGGGAAAATTGAATTATCTCCGGGTTATCGCTGTGTTTACGATTTCACACCGGGCGAATTTAACGGTGAACGTTATGACGCCATACAACGGCATATTAGAGCCAACCATCTTGCGTTAGTTGATGAAGGGCGCACAGGCGCTGATGTTGCTGTGCAAGATCATTCCGTTATTACCATAGACACAAAGGAACTTATTCGCATGAACGAAGAAGATAACAAAGAGAAACAAACAGCTGATGAAGGTGCCTTTACGCCCGAGCAATTGGAAGCGTTAAAAGCCATTATCAAAGAAGCAATCACCAGCGCTAAACCTGCGACAGATGATGATCTAGAAGATAAAGATAAGCCTTCAACTGATTCAGACCCTGACGAAGAGAAGAAAGCTGAAGATGCTGTGGAAAAGGCCGAAATCGCGACAGAAGAAGCAGAATCAGGTGAACCCGAGGCAGTTGAGAAAGCCGAGGTCGCTATTGAAACTGCAGTCGAAGCGATTGAAGAAGCCAAAGAGCATCTTGACCAAGCCACTACCGATGGCCTTCATCGTCGTTTAAAACGCCTAAACCGTAGCATTACCGCAATGGATGAAATGGCATCGCTAAAACGTAAAGTTAAGCGATTAGAGAAAGCAAAACCGGCAATGGATACGGGTGAGTTACTCAAACAAATTGGTGCGCGTGATTCGTTAGCGCATAAGTTAACGCCGTTCCTTGGTGTGTTTGACCATTCCGCTATGACTCAACAACAAGTCGCAGAATACGGTGTTGAGAAACTGGGTATTCAATGCAGTAAAGGTACCGAAGCCATTGCTCTCGATGCTTGGATGCAAGGGCGTGTTCCTGACTCTCAAAAACCGAGTTCAACAATGGACTCTGCAGTGAGCAATAAATCAATTATGGATAAATGGGGAGCTAAATAATGGCAATTCCTAATTCAGTAGCAAATGGACTAATTTCCGGCGTTGTCGGTGAAATTAGTCATGCAGGCCCTATTCGTGCTGTTTCAGCAATTCTTAGTTCAGCGGATGAAGAGTTAAATATTTTCGGTCGCGCCTATACCTACAAAGATGATTCCGTGGAGTCTGTTCAAGTTGGGGGTAAAGGGGCATTTGCGGGGATCATGATTAACCCTAAAGCCTATCGTATCGAAGAAGCATTCGCTCGTAACGGTACGCAAGGTGAATTCCTGACAATGGGGGAAGTTTTCGTTGAACTAAAAGAAGTGGCAGGAAAAATCAACGCACCGGTTGTTTTTGATGAAGTTGACGGCTCGCTATCTTCTAAAGCTACCATTAGTGCAGGTGATCGTGTCATTGGTTTTATCAGCCGACACCTTGAGTCAACAGAAAGTGCTCACTTGGGCATTATTCGTTTAACAGAAATCCCATATCCAGCATCTCCAAAGGAAGGTGAATAATGCCAGTCAGTAAAATTAAGTTTCACATGTCTGGCCGTGATGTCAAAAAACATGGCCAACTGAATATTAACCCTGATCAGAAATGGACATACGGGGAATTAGCGCAAATCGGCTTTGGTGGTTTTTCTGCGATGGACTCCGCGATTAGCGGTGGTGCAATGCAAGGCGGTTTAATTCAACGCGAAATGTTGCAACACGTTTTACCCGGAGTCATTCGTACCGCAACGCGCGTTCGTGTGCTAGATGAAATCACCGGTATCGTCAATGCAGGTGAATGGCATGATGAAGAGATCATTCTGAATGTGGCGACACCAACCGGTAAAGCCGAACTTTATGGTGATCATACCAATGTGCCATTAGCGTCTTATGCGCAAGACCAAGAACGCCGTGGTCTTGTCCGTTTCGAATTAGGTTTCCAAGTGGGGAAATTAGAAGAAGCGCGCCAATCGTCTGCAGGCTTTGTTGCGATGGAAGAAAAGCGCAATTCAGTGACTGAATCATTAGAACAAGGCCGTGAGCGCGTGGGTTACTACGGGTTTAATAGCCCTGAAACGCGCGTCTTTGGTTTGATGAATGAGCCTAACTTGCCTGCCTATGAAACCGCAAAGGGTAAATGGAAAGGCGGAACATTTGCAGATATTACTGCTGATATTACCGATATGTTCTCGCGTATTGAAACGAGCTCTGGCGGTATTATCAAAGATGATACGCCAATCACCTTAACATTGCCGTTAGGCTTTCGTTCTGCACTGAATGTGGCTAATCCGGTGGCACGCGGTGAGACAGTCAAACAATGGATAAATGAAAACTATCCCAATATGCGTCTGGTTTTCTCTCCTGAATTTGTTGGCGCAAATGGTGGGGCTGATGTGGCCTATATGTTCGCAGATAGCATTGATGATGGTTCAACGGCAACCAGTGCGGTGATCTTGCAAGTCGTGCCTGTGAAATACCAGTTATTAGGTTCACTCAACCAAATTAAAGGGTATATGGAAGATGCAACCAATGCGACTGCGGGTGTGTTTGTGACTCGTCCGTGGGCGGTGACACGCTTAACTGGCATTTAATCTTACCACTTCTCTTTTTGCGCCCTCATTTGAGGGCTTTTTTATATCCAAATAACAGGAGAGCATTCCATGCCTCTTTACGCATATTGCACCTTATCAAATGACCAGAACTATACCGTGAGAGACGGGAAAGTGTTTATTGCCGGTCAAGCGAACGTGATGACCAAACACATGTACACACCGCGTGGCCGTGTGACGGAAATTTCTGACGAGCAATACAAACAACTCAAAGAAAATCACGTTTTTAACCTTCATTGTAAGAATGGTTTTATTACCGTTGAGCCTCGCAAAGAAGATCCCGAAAAAGTTGCTACCAATATGGAAGCGAGCGACCAATCAGCCCCTGACACACCAGAATCATTAGAGGCTGAAAAGTTAGAGGTCCCTAAAACCAACAAAAAAGGTAAGTGATCATGGAGACGAGCACATTTCCTTTAACGTCATTCCGTGTGCTCTATCCGCAGTTTAACGGTGTGGGTGATGATGAAATATTTATCATTGCTCAATCTGCGTTGAACTATTTCTCTGCCTGTAAGGGTGTTTGTACTAACGAGCTGTGGATGCTTGTTGTTGCACACATGCTAACACTCAGAAAAATGATTGCTGATGATGAGTCGCCTACCGGTGTGGTGACGAGTGTGACTATCGATAAGGTAAGCGTGTCATTTACGGCACCGCCTGCCGGTTCGGACTGGTCGCACTGGTTTAAAATGACCACCTTTGGACAGCAGTTTCTAGCGTTAATTAAGCGTTGTAGCGTACCTCAATACTTCGGTGGTGGTGGCGAACGTTCAGCTTTTCGGGGTGTAGGAGGACGATTTACGCGAGGAGGGCGATTACGTTAATGACTAAATTAGCGCAATTAAAAGCGGTTTACGATGAATTGGCTAAAAAGCGATTAAGTGTTGGTTTCTTTGAACACTCAAAATATCCCGATGGAACACCTATTGCTTATGTTGCCTCTATTCAAGAGTTGGGCTATCCGGCTGGTGGTATTCCTCCTCGCCCGTTTTTACGACCGACCATGAATGACAAAAAGCAGGATTATAGTCAGTTAATTATCCGTGCGGTGAAAGCCTCTATTAAGGGCAATATCACGCTGGATAATGGGCTGACACAAATTGGTGCTACGGTTGCGGGCGATGTGAAAATGGCAATAAAAGCAGTCACAACACCGGCACTGGAGGAGTCAACGGTCAAAGCAAGAGCACGTCGCCATAGCAAAGGGAAAGCCACCGATAAGCCGTTAGTTGATACTGGCCAAATGCTTCAAGCGGTTAGTTTCGCAGTGGAGGATAAATAATGTTTGGTAACTTAAATCGTATTGCTTCACGTTATATTCCCCAGCAAAAGGTGCTTTGGTTTCGATTTAAAGAACGGGCACCCGATAAACGAGGAAATGACCAAAATTATTATTATGATCCCGTAGAAGTTCGTGGTAGTTGGCAGGCGGTCGATACCCAAGATGTTCAATCAATGGGATTAGATACGAGCCAAGTGTACCGACGTCTATATACCTCTCATGATATTAAAGCTGTGCAACGTGGCACATCCCCTGATTTTCTTGTATTCAATGGTAAGAAGTACGATGTTGTGGGTGATGCAGACTGGTACGAACAAGATGGCTGGAAATCGGTGATCTGTATCGAGGCGGGTGCTTATGACGGATTATGAGGTTGATGTTGCTATTCGCAAACAACTCTTGTTGCAGTTAAAAGCAGTCGATATTGAGATCCCTGTTAAAGCCGGTTTCCAATCTACAAAGCAAGGCCGTGAAGATAACATGGTGATGTTTTTCCCCATAAATGAAAACGGTCACGGTTGGCAGAGCCGAAAATATAATGTTCAAGGCAATAAAGCCAATCACCAAGAAAACCAGTTATCCGAAAATACGTACCAAGTTCAAGTGTTCGTGACGCAATTAGGCAATTATACAGCTAAGGATATTACCGCGATTGTCAGAATGATTACCAATTCATTGCCCTTTGTTGAAGCTCTCCGCAAACAAGGCATTGGCGTTCAGCGGGCAACCGGTATTCGAACACCTTACTTTCTGAATGACCAGGGCAACTACGAACAAAACCCCTCATTTGATTTCAATGTGACATTTAATCGCACACTTCATCCTGATACAGGCGCAGTGAGTGCGTTGTATCCCGATATCTATCGTATTTAAGGAACGCTATGTCTATCAAACAAACTCGCTATGTCGATATTGCGAGTGCGGTGATTGGCGCGTCTGCTGTACCGATGCGTAAGCTCACGGCTCGTATTTTTTCAACTAACCCTAAAATCCCTGCAGGTAAAGTGCTTGAATTTGCCAGTGGCCAAGTCGATGGCTTATTGGGTGCTGATTCGCCAGAAGCGCATTTTGCGCGTCAGTATTTTAGCTATGTCAGTCCAGCACCGGTAAGTAAACCGAAAGAATTACAAATCGCATCTTATGAACCGGTTGGGCGAGCACCTACCTTGTTCGGTGATAAAACAGGGGATTTAGCTGATTTAAAATTAATTAACGATGGTGAACTCAATATCACTGTTGGAAAAGTGACAAAAACAATCACAGGAATTGATCTTACTGAAAGCACGTCATACGCGGATGTTGCGACAGCGGTGCAAGCGAAATTAAATGCAGAAAATGAACCTCAGTTTTCTAGCGCTTATGTCACGTTTAATTCCCTAGATAGCGCTTTTGTCATTAGTGGTGGTGTGCAAGAGCGCGCGGATATTAGTGTGCGCCAATCTGTGCTTGCTGATGCAATGAATATTAGTCATGGCACATCATCAGCCGGTAATCCAGCACAAACTCCGCTACAAGCCTTTATTGCTTCTGAAACTGTTTCGGATTCATTTGGTAGTGCAACATTTTTAACGGAACTCTCATTAGAGCATGCCGTAGAGTTGGCACAGTACGTGGCAGGCGAAAACGTGAAGTATCAATTGCACCTGTCTGTGACCAATCAAAATGCAGAAGATTTTAGTGGGGCGCTGGTGGGGACCGCGTCAACGGGGTTAAACCTGAAAACAATGGATAAATTTTTTGTTCAAGCATTACCTATGGCCATCATGTCAGCCACGGATTATGACAGAACCAATGCGACGACAAACTATATGTACCGTCAATTTAGTGTCACGTTCCCATCGCAAATCACGACTGACATCGATGCAGATCGCTTAGATAAATTACGAGTGAACTATTACGGAGAAACGGCCGTATCGGGTTCGCATATTAGTTTCTATCAACGTGGCTTCTTATGTGGTGGGGTTGCCAACCCATTAGATATGAGTGTCCATGCCAACGAGCAATGGCTAAAAGCCTATATTGCGCAACAGTGGTTCAGTTTACTTATGGCCACACGTGGAGTACCGGCCAATAAAGACGGTGAAGCACGTGCAATGATGGTGATTGCAGGGGCAGTAACTAAGGCGATTAATAACGGTACTATTTTAGCAGGAAAAACCTTAACCGATGTACAAAAAATCGCAGTGACAGACGCTTCTGGTGATGACCTAGCATGGCACGATGTACAAAACAAAGGTTATTGGTACAACGCTCAAATTGTCGAAAACACAGGTCCATCTGATTTACCCGAGTACGTGATGAAATACGTATTAATTTACGGTAAGGGCGACTGGGTTCGTAAAGTCGAAGGCTCTCACAACTTAGTGTAAGGAACACAATATGCATGATGTATCAGCAACCGGCTTGAGTATTGTTATTCAAGCACACAAAACCTTTCCCGCCGGTATTCAAATTACCGCCTTCGCAGATGATGCCGATCCATTAGATTTGCCCGCAGTGGACATTGCGCAAACAGGAATGGATATCAATGGCAATCTTGTCAGTTGGTCAACGCCAACACCTCAAACGGTCACCATTAACGTGTTAGCCGGTAGTGAAGAAGACGAAAACCTCGCTATCTTGCTTGACTCCAATACCGCTCGTCGCGGACAACGGCATGCAGGGGATGTTATCACCATGGTTGCCTCATATGGCGATGGTTCAACGACAACGGCACGTAACGGGAAAATTACCAATGGTAGTCGAGGTAGTTCTGTTGCCAGTGCAGGACGACACAAATCCAAAGCGTATACCTTCGTATTTCAAGACTTCGATCGCACTCGCGCACGTTAATTCTAGGCGGTTATTCCGCCTTTTTTTATGGATATTAATTATGTTAATTAAACCGAAAGAAATTACGATCACCGATGCTGATCGTGAAGAGCACACCTTTATCATTAGCCGATTACCGGCAACGATTGGACGTGAAATTCTGGCGAAATACCCGCTATCGAATGCGCCTAAAATTGGCGACTATGAAGTCAGCAAAGAAGCCATGTTAAAGATGATGGCGTATGTTGCTGTAGAAAAAGAAGGACAGGAAATCTACCTTAAAACCAGCACATTAATTGATAACCATGTGCCCGATGGTGAAGCCCTTATTCGTCTAGAACTGGAAATGTTGAAGTATAACACCAGTTTTTTCGGCAAAGACGGGAGCCAAGGTTTCCTCCAATTCCTGCTCAACAAAATCACCGGTTCACTCCCGTCGATTATAAAAACGCTGATGGATTCTTTGCCGTCATCATCTCAGCCGGTTTCGCCACACTCACCGAACTCAAAACGTCAATAGATTTAGAAGAGGCGTTTGATTTGTGGGAGATTGCCATTACCAACCGTTATAACGAAGCGCTGGCTTCATCGAAAGGATAGTTAATCATGTCGCTGTTAGATACGTTTGTACAAGTGTTTGAGTTTGATACTAAACAAGCTGATGATGCTTTTAATCGAGTGAGTAAATCGACAGATGACATTATTGCTGAGATGAAAAAAGCGCAACAATCGGCAACAATGGGCGCTGATGGTTTTACCCAATTTATTCAAAATCTATCAGCACAATTGACAGAGTTATCATCAAATTCAGTTGATATTCATGTTAATGGTGATGCATCAAATGCCTCTGATGCCATCATTTCAGAAATTAAACGGATCACAGAAGAAGCGGAGAGTAATTCTGAAGACATTGATAATATTGTTCAAAATATTATTGATAGTTTAGGTAATGTATCCAACGAACATACTGAGATAAATATTGATAGCGATACTGCCCAAGCTGAATTAAGCGCATACATAGAGAAAATGAAAGGCTATCTTGAGTATGCGAAATTACTTTTACAGTCTAATACTCTCTCATCAGAAAGTAATAAAAAATTATCGGAAGGCATTGTATTACTCGAGCGTAATATTCAGAGAGCTGAACAGTCAATTAATGATCAAATTGCCACGAATAATTCGGCATCTAGAGAAACGGAACGGCTTACAAGGCGAAATAATGAATTAGCTGAATCAGCTGATGAGGTTGCGAATAATTATGGTAAGGCTACCTCGTCGTTAGCTGGCTTTCTCGGTCGAATGGCAGGGATGGTTGGGATTGGTTTAACGGTAGGGGGTATTGCGTCATTTATTCAAACAACTGCTGAAGAGGTGAATACGCTTTCTCAATCCGCAGAAGCCTTAGAACTTCCTGTTGAAGATGTTGATGCTTTTGGCAAAGTCATAACCTCAATGGGAGGAGATGCTCAAGGCGCTCGTGACTCATTGATGGATATGTCTGAAAGTATTGGTGAAGCATTACAAGATACTTCATCAGGGAAAGCAGATGTTTTCAAAAGTTTAAATATCTCATTAAAAGATATGAAAGGCGAATCTATTGGCGCAATGGAGGGTATATATCGCTTGTCTGATGCTGTACAAGGGATGAGCAAAGAAGAAGCTGTATTTCGAATTAAAGAAGTGGGAATCACCGACAATAAAATTGTTGAATCCATTCTTAAAGGGCGAAAAGAACTCGAAGAGTTGACTAAAAAGCAAAAGGAGAATGGCGTTGTTACAAAGGAACTTGCATTACAATCCCAAAAATATAAGGAAGTGACTGGGGGATTAAAAACAGTATTCAGTAGTGTCATGATGAGTATTATGAATAGTGCGTTACCAGCGTTAACTAAAGTCCTTTCTTGGGTGCAAACCTTTGTCAAATTTTGCCAAGAAAACAAAAACATTGTAGTAGGCTTCTTTACTGCTGTTGCAACTATCTTGATGGGGAAATACATACATGCCATGAAGTTGGCCAGTATTAGCACATGGACGACGCTTTTCCCTATTATTGCCATTATCGCCGTTATTGCCCTATTAGCGGCAGCTTTTGCAATTGTTTATGACGACATTATGAATTTCATTGACGGCAACGATTCAATGATAGGTCGTATTCTTGAAAAATATCCACGATTAAAAATCGTTATTCTTGCATTGTGGGAAACATTCAAAAAGCTCTTTGAATATCTAAAAGTTATCGTTGGTATTGTGGCAGATATTGTTGTTGCTGGTTGGGGGTTAATGGCATCAGGCTTAAAAGCTTATGTTAAGTTTCTTATCAATTGTATTTCAGTGGTTGCCGAATGGGGTAAGTCCTTTGCGGGTGTTTTTACTACGGTAACGGATGCCGTTGTGGGGGCGTTTGAATGGATGTGGGAGCAAGTTAAAAAAATCATTGGCTGGGTAAATACGGGGCTTGATGCAGTTAAAAATGGTTGGAAATCTGCTAAAGAGTTTTTCGGATTCGGTGATGACGAAGAAATCACTGTAAATCAAAACGTAGAACGTAAAGTCAATGATAATGGTGAGATTGAATATGCCATTCCTCAAGAAGAAAGCCAAAAGACACAACAGCCACCGGTTAGATACTCCATTGCTCAAGCCAATGCACAGTTAGATGCGATTGCCAATAATGCAATGAATCCTATTACCAGCCAAGCTATTAGTAATCAATCTAATGTGAAACATGAAAATAATCTGAGTATTGGAGAGCTGAAAATTGAAACCAAAGCTACAGATGCTCAAGGTATGGCATCAGGAGCAAAAGATGCATTGCAAGATCAACTCGCCGATTTTAATCAGCAAAACGCGACGGGAGTATCAAAATGATCACAGAGGTCAAAATTTTTGATTTAGCGTCGTTTTCTACACTGTTTGATAGTGTGAGTCCGATTCAAGTCAATGTGAGAGATGAGCATAAGGCGACCCAATTTCAAGTTGAAAGTGGTGAAACTCGTAGTGATCATGTGATCATTAACCCCGTTGAGATTGGTATGGATTTGGTGTTAACAGGAGAGATGAAAAACATCTTTTCATCGATGCAACAAGTTTTTGATGAACACAAACTGGTTGGTATTCAAACTCGAGTAAAAACCTATCAGCCCATGTTATTGACGGGTTTTAATCATGATGAAATACCGACATGATTGATGCCATAAAATTGTCGCTACGGTTTGTTGAGTGGCGCACCGTTGAGCCTGAATACGGAGATTTACCGCCTCGATCCACACAAAAGCCAACGCAGTCATCAACAGTAAATCGGGGAAATGTGCAAACAAAAGAAGCCGATACTGAGACTAAGAAAAAGGGTTCTGTTGCAACACGTATCGCAGATGGTGATTGGAGTTTCTTCTAATGAAAGTCATACCTTTAAAAGCGATCCCCAACCAACGCTTATCCGTCAATTTAGAGGGGGTTAATTGGACGCTGACAATAAAAGCCGGCCGTCATGCGATGTATCTCGATATTGAACGAGAAAGTGAGGTTATCGCCGTAGGCATGCGTGCGGTGGCAAATACACCTATCATTCCTTATCGCTACCTGACTGATGGTACAAATTTAGCGTTTATAACAGAAAATGATGATCTGCCCTGGTATGAATCATTTGATAGAACCCAATCATTAATTATTTGGAGTGATGATGGACTTACGACGAATACGGGTGGGGATTGAAGTTGCTGAACGACTGCAGTGGTATGAAGGATTGCGGATTAAAGCTAACGGCACCAAGTATGCAAACCCCTTACAAAATGAATGCACAATTAGCATTGATGGATTAAACGCCCACACTCGAGATTATCTTCTCACTGAAACCAGCCCTTATCATAAAAGCAAACAAACTCGCCGTCTTTACCTTGAAGTAGGGCGCGTGAATACGGGGTTATTTCGTATTTTTACCGGTGATATTGTCAGCGCAGAAATTGCCTCGCCTCCTGATGTCACGCTAACCATTAAGGCTAAAACCAATAACGCCAGTCAGGTGATATTGTTTCTTCCAGTGGTGGCGCTATGCAGAAAATGAGCGAGATCGCGTCATCAGTAGCTAAGGATTGCAAGGTTAGATTGGACTTTCAAGCCACCGATAAGAATATTGCCAATTGGTATTTTTGCGGTTCAGCGTTACAGCAAATACAACGACTGCAGGAAGCGGGAAACGTTAAAGCCTTTATTGATGATGATACGTTGTTTATCAAAGATGATAACAAAGCCCTAAAAGGGCGCTTGCGCATTCTTAGCATGAAATCAGGCATGGTGGGTATACCGAAAGCCACCGAAAAAGGGTTGTCTGTGACTTATTTGATTGACGGTGCCTCAGAACTGGGGGGGATGCTACGACTCGAGAGTAAATTCAATTCTGCACTTAATGGCGACTACATCATTGAACAACTGAAATTCGATGTTGCTTCACATGATGATCCTTTCTTTTATCAGGCTACCTGTAAACGAGCATAACCATGAATAAACCCAATACTGATATTGCCAGTGATGGTTCGCTGGCAGGTGCGCTATCGTCTGCATTTCGTAACCTGATGATGAATACAGAGGACATGCTCCCTGCAACAGTAGTCAGTTATGACGATAAAACCAATCGTGCTGTTATCAAACCACTGGTGATGATGGTAACAACGGAAGGGGGAACAGTCGGGCGAGCACCATTGGCCAACATTCCCGTTTTTAGATTTGGGGGAGGCGGTTTCTTTATTCGCGTACCCATTAAGCCGGGTGATTTCGGTTGGATAAAAGCCAATGACAGAGACATTAGCCTGATATTTCAGCGTGGAGGATTGGAGGATCAACCTAATACAGCACGTCTGCATTCATTTAGTGATGCGATGTTTTTTCCTGACACCATCAAAGGTTGGGTCATTGATGGAAAAAATATTGATGCTTTGGTGATCCAATCAATGGATGGCTCCGTGTGTTTATCACTGCATGAGGGGAAAGTAGTTTTAGATTCGCCTGTCCTTGAAGTCAACGTGCCTGAGACCACGTTTAATGGAAATGTCACGGTGAATGGCAATCAGTCCTTAAATGGTAATAGTGATTCACAAGGGGGAACCATGCGACATAACGGAAAAGATATCGGTTCTACGCATCAACACAGTGGTGTTGAAACCGGTCATGGAAATACAGGAGAGCCTCTATGAGAACATTTTCAATCGATAAAAATAATGATCTCTTTATCGGTCCTGATGGAAACCTCCAGTTCAGCGAAAAAGACGATGCGGTTAAAACCCTTTGCCAGCATTTTGCCAAGGCTGTGCGTGGTGAAATGTTACATAAAAAAGATAAAGGTATTCCTTTCTGGCCAACGACATTTGGTCGCCAAGCGGATGTCCCGATGTTTGAAACCGCATTTAGACAACGTATGAGCGAAATTGAAGAGGTGGTTGAAGTGACCCATTTTAGCGCCATAGTCGAGAACGGTGAATTGAAGTACCAAGCGACAATTCGCACGATATACGGAGGGTTTACATTGAATGGCTGATTATCGTTATATCAATAATAAAGGCGTGATTCTTCCCGACACGGCCACAATACGTGATGAAGTCGAAAGCGAGTTTCGTGCGGTTTTTGGTCAATCGATTAACCTTGCCCCAGAAACACCACAAGGGGCATTGGCGACGATGGAAGTTGAAAACCGTGATGCAATGGTGAAAAATAATGCTGAGTTAGCAAATCAAATCAATCCTGATATTGCTGGTGGTGTTTTTCTTGATGCAATATGGGCGCTAATGGGGGGCCAACGCATTAATGCCACTCACTCTTATCTTTCCAGCGTTGAATTTAGTGGCGTACCCGGCACCATTATTCCTAAAGGCTCATTAGCGTCTAGTGTTGCCGGTGCCATGTTCAAAACAGTTTCACCCTTGATTATTGATAATACTGGCAAAGTAACAGGTGATATGAGGGCGGTTGAATATGGTCCTGTTGAATGCGGTGCCGGCCAACTTAATTCTGTGGCTAGCTCAGTATTAGGTTGGGAGAAAGTCAATAATCCCACTCATGCGGTTGTTGGCCGTTATGCTGAATCTGATATCAAAGCAAGGCGACGACGTAAGCAAACTCTGGCTAAAAATACCGTCAGTGTTGCAGAAGCGATCACCTCTTCACTGTATGAATTAGAGGGCGTTAATTCACTGTCTTTTCGAGAGAACTACACTGATGCGGTGCTCACTATTGATGGAATTTCTCTATTGCCTCACAGCATTTACGTTTGTGTTGAAGGGGGAGATAGTAACGAAATTGCTAAATCATTGCTGAGAACCAAAACCATTGGATCCGCTTTTAATGGCGAGATTGAAATCGGTGTTGTAGAGCCAGTGAGTGGACAAGAATATAAAGTGAAATTTTCACGCCCTAAAGAGATCACCGTTTTTTGTCGAGTGACAGTTAAAAAATCAGCCGTTGATGCGCAAACTATTATCCCCAGTGCCATAGAACAATGGACGCGTGGAGAGTTGGACGGCGATAACGGTTTGATTGTTGGACGTGAAGTATCGCCTTTTGAGATAGCGTCTGCAGTGAATACTGTTGAACCTCGTCTGTTCGTGACTAAAGTTGAATTGTCACTGGATGGGAAAGTGTGGAATGTTGCATTAATTCCGATTGCCATTAATCAAATCGCACGCTTGCAACGGGGTGCTGTGCAAGTGGTGATTGTATGAACGTTCAACAATTTGAGTTTCATTCAGATCTATTAAAAGCGATCCTCTGGCAGTATGAAGATGCAGAGAATTTAAAGAAACTCGCCAGTTTTAAAGCCTCTCATTTTGAAAAGTCGATGGTGTCATTTTGGCAAAACTGGTACCGAGATGTGTTTAATATCGATACGGCGAATGACTTTGGGTTGTCGATTTGGTCACGCATTCTGGATGTACCCTTAGGTATTGATATTCCACCGAGCGACAAAAATAAAGTCGGGTTTGGTTTTGGCAAAAAGAAAGCCAATTTTAAATCTAACTTCCGACGTAATGCGGATTACACCTTGTCACTAACTGTTGATCAAAAACGCATGTTAGTACGAATGCGCTATTTTAATCTGACACAAAGCCCCACGGTCACCAACATTAATGAGTTTTTAAAACGCTTTTTTTGGCGTGATGATAGCAAAGTCTTTGTCCTTGATCCGCTGGACATGACTTACATGTATTACGTCTTTAACTTCAACCCTGACGAACGTCTACGGGTTCTTCTCGAAAACTTCGACTTAATGCCACGGCCTTCGGGTGTTGGCGTCAAATATCGCATTGTGACCAAAAAAGCCTTTGGCGTTGGTCAGCACCGTAAAAACTTCTTAGGCAGTAACTTCGGAGCATAATTCCTATGACAACTATTTTTAAAACCCCCTTTGCAACACAAGGGGATAAGGCTTCTATACCCGTAGAAATCCAACCAGACGGCTCAGTGTCTTATACACAAGGTTATGGTTACGACTATGAGCGTGACCAAGTCACAGATCCTGCTGCGAAAGATATTGAACGTGAAAAAATGAACGGGATATTTCACGATATCACGGAAGCGATTGGCGAAATTCAATCTTTTGGTTTCCCCAAATGGAGTGAGGCTGGTAAGCCTTATGCGATACGTACTATTGTTTATCATAAAAATAAAGTCTGGCAGTCTAAAGTTGAGAATAACAACATTGAGCCGGTTGCTGGTAATGCATGGGCAGAGTTAAAAGCGGATGCCACAGCAAGTGATGTGGGCGCATATTCAAAAGGGGAATCCGATAAACGCTTTCAACCATTAGGTAATTACACACCATCTGGTCACAGCTATTCAAAGGCAGAAACCGACACCAAGTATCAGCCAAAGGGTAATTATGCGCCCGCAGGGAACTATGCCAATAAAGGGGATAGTTACACCAAAACGGAAAGTGACGGACGATATCAAGCGAAAGGAAGCTACCAACCGTCAGGCGATTACGCGACAAATTCAGCACTAAATAGTGGACTTAATAATAAATTTGATAAAGGTAATGTAGCTCAAGGTACGGGAACGTCAACGGTTCATGTGATGAGCCAGAAAGCTTCTACAGATGCTTTTCAACCTAAGGGAAATTATCAGACTAAAGGTAATTATGCGTTAGCGGGTGCTTCATATACGAAGACTGAATCGGATGGACGATATCAAGCTAAAGGAAGTTATGCAACAGCTGGAAGTAGCTACACAAAAGCAGAAAGTGACGGACGTTATCAAGGTAAGGGAAATTACCAACCAGCGGGCAATTATGCGCTAGTAGGCGCATCGTATACTAAGGCAGAGTCTGACGGTAAATACCAGCCTAAAGGAAATTATGCCCCTGCTGGGAACTATGTTCCTTCCGCACGTAAAATTAACAACAAACAATTAAGTAACGATATAAATTTAACTGCAAACGATGTGGGTGCTTTGGGAAGTAATCAAGCACTGGGTTTTGGGCAAGACTATCAAGATGTCACTTCTAGTCGTGCAATCAATACCGATTACAAGAATGATACGAATAGACCTATTATGATTTCAATTATAGGACGTTCAAATGGTACTCATCACTCTTATTTTAAAGTAAATGGCAAGGTTGCCGCAGTGGTTGGCGGAAGTGATACTATTGCCATTGATAGGAATTTTTTTGCAATTGTTAAGCCGGGTGCAACATACAGAATGGAGAGTAGTAAATTTTCATTTGTTTATTGGGGGGAGTTAAAATAAACCATTAGTGCTACATATATATTAAACTCGCCCCGTTACTTAAATTATAAATTAAGTAATTTACTTTTTTGTTCTTTGAACTCTTCTTCCGTCAGTACGCCACTCTCTTTTAATTTACCTAATTTTTCTAATTTAGATAACAGATCATCACCGCCACTATTATTCGAAGGTTGTGGTGATGAATTGTTTTTTGTAGATAGGATAATATCAACTAGTGGCTGTACTGAGTTTTTTTGTAGTGTGCCAACTTCATAAATAGTACCAGGAGTGTTTATTTTTATTTTGCCTCCAGCCAATCCAGAAGATGAGTCAATTGAAGTAATAGCATCATAATTTACTGAAGATGAATCAATTTTTTTATGGAAAAGGCCACTCTTTTTATGTAGAAAAATAACTCGTTTGTTTGTAGGAATGATCAACCAAATATTAGATTTTACGAGCCCGCTATTAACACATAAAACAGTTTCACCATTATTTAATAATTCAGGTAGTCTAGTAAAAATATCAAAAACACCCATTGTTGATTTATAGCTTGTTAATGCTGTAAGTCTATCAAACTCTTCTTTTAATTGTTTTTTATCGCACTGTTTTAAGTCCATTATAATCTCTCTTTTTATTTATATACTAAAGAAAATTTAATTAAAATAGATACTAACAAACTCATTAGTAACAAGCGAGAAAGATGAATTCAAATAACTAAAACTACATAAGATTCTTTATATTTTTTGATGTCGGTACCATATTTTGATGATTGAAATGCGTTTTCAATTTCTCAAACAAATCCCTTGCTACATCCTCCGTCATATACGTCCTCATTGGCTCCCGTCTAACATCTTTCATTTTAAACGTGCTCTCATCAAACATTGGATCAGAAAAGATAATATCCATAAACAGATAGCCATAAGGGTTATCTGCAGATAAACGAGCCTCTTCTAACTGAGCAATATATTCAGCATTATTGATTTCGAGTTTAATCAT